CTTCATTTAAATGCTTTTCCACGAGCATGAGTGCTGCGGGTTTGGTTAAGTAACCGCTACCCATTTGCACTCCTGCTTCTTTCAACCAAGATATGATGTCTTTTCTATTCCAACTTTCATTGGGAACATCGCTTTCTTCTGCTGGCGTAGGCTCTCCCTCCACAATCCTAAATTTGTTGGGAGGGAGGAACCTACGATTCGCTTCGAGCCATTTCTGTGTTACCTCAACTTGCTCTCCACGTACCCACGACCCTTTCATGTGTCGCATGGGGGTTTCGTAAAGAGGCCCTAAAAAAGTAACAGAAGGCAATTAACCACCTCAGTTGAGTAGCATCACCGTTACTGTAAACTGACCAGCCGCTTCACCATGAACCACAATTGCCGGGACTGAGCCGCCGGTTTTTGCTGCTGGAGCAAGCCCTGTGTTAGTAAAACTCAATTGAAGGTCTTTGTCAGTCACGTTGTGAGTGTAGCCAATAATTGCTATCATCTTTGAAGCACCTGCGCTGATAGTCAATACTTGTTCGACTGCGCCTATGACAGAAGCCTGAATGGTTACCATTCGCAAACTTCCTGCTGCATTTCCATCAGCGTTTGCTGCATTGAAACCCGTTAGTGAACCCGGATAAGAGCCACCTGAGTTTCCACTTAACCAACCGGTTTCATCAACTGGTGTACCTGTTCGCATGTCTAAATCCATAAGAATCGAGACACTACCTGATGTAAAATCTCCATCATCAAACGATATTGTCAATCCTTTATTTGTTACTGTTTCCGTTGCCATAAATATTCATCTCCATTTATTTTTTTTCTCCAATCGCCTCACTTCAAGTCTCGGATAGAACCGTGACCTCCAAAGAAAGTTGTCCATACTTCACCCATGGTTCGGTACATTCCCTCTTGTCCGAGGCGGTTGATAGCGAATGGGTCGCCAGTTTCAATTCCACTCTCGAAGTATTGGGTTGGAATAGCGGTGCTAAAGTACAAGTAGTCTGTGTCAAGGTAGTAAATTCGGCTTAGGCCGTCTGCTGGTACGTCTTTGGATGGAATGATTGGGACACCGTTGTAGGTAGCCACAATGAAACCAGCCTCAACACCGGGTACACCCTTTACACCGTTGTAGGTTGGGGTGACTCTCTTTTCTTCCATGAACCTTTGTTGGCTTTGGAGAAGTTGTTGAAGTCTCATCAAAGTGTCGTATCCAGTAAGCATAACCTTTGGATTACCACCACGGACCCAAATCTTTTGGAACAAATCGTCCAATTGGTCGAGTGATAGTGTTCTGTTGGTGCTTGCTGTGTCAGCATTTCCTTCTGCAAAGGACCAAGAGTTAGCACTTCGGTCAATTGAGTAAATGTCTTCATCTCCAGCATCATAGTGAGTACCTGAGGTCATAGCAGTTGAATCAGAAGTTGTTACCCTGTCAAGTGATTCAAAATCGTTTGCAGCAGCAGTTGATACATCGGTCAACAACATTCTGTTGATGTGTTCTGCGTGGTGCTTACCCATTTCTTCTTTCAAAACGCTGCGAATGTCACCAAGACCGTCATCTTTGTCAGCAAGGAACATGGCTGTTTCGCTCATGTCAAATGTGTGGACAACAGTTTTTGGTTTTGCAGCAATGTGCTGGAAAATAGGTTTGGTAGTGTCAGGTAGTGTTGCGTTTTCTGCAACTCCTCCACCAACGGTGAAAGATGGTTTTTGAGTTACAACTCTCCAACCACTTCGCTCCCACGGTCTTTTCGGTAGAATGCTAAATGCATTGAATTCTTGGTTAAGTTGACTCCAAACCTTTCGGCCATAAATTGCTTGGTATGTACCGGCGGTTGAGGACAACATTGGGCTATCTGCTTTCAAAAGTTCTGAACCGCTGTAAGAATATCCCATAGCGTTTCCTGCGCCGTAGAAATAGCGTTCCATATCTTGTACTGTTCTAATATAATCTCTTGCCATATTTTTCATCTCCTATAATTTTTTCCTTCTCCTCATGCACCCCGGTAAACCTTGTTGGCAAGAGTGTGTACCTCATCCCAAGACATGTGTGCAAGGTCATGCGTTGTTGGAACATTAATGTTTGTAAGACCGGAATCAGCAGACTTAGCGATTACTGTTCCTTCTGTGGTAAGATTGCTGATTCTCTCTTCTAAGTTTTCAATACTCTTGAGAACATGTGAAAGAGGTTCACGTGCATCAAAGGCTGCTTTTTCAGCATTTGACTTAGCAACAGTTTGTTCTTCAGTGAACCTGTTGGAGAAGTATCCTTCAAGTTCATTTCTGAATTGTTGTTCTTCTGCGGCGGCTTTGTAAACTTCATATGCGGCATGAATGTCGCTTTGACTTACATTGTTAGCAGACAAGTATTGCTTTGCCAACGATGCTGCTCCCATTGCACCTGCTGGTTCTTTTCCACCAGTTGCAGATACGGCGCTGATTGCTCCAGTAGATGGAGAACCATTCTCTTGTCCTCGGCCACGAACTTGTCCAGCGAAATAGTCAGCACCATCCACTGAATCGGGGTTATCGAAACCACCAAGTTGTGCCTTCTCAAGATTTCCGAAGTGGTCACGAGCGGCTTCTATGTCAACACCACTCTTTGAGAGAGTGCCTTCCAAGAAACTTAGATATTCGCTGGTGATAAAGTCTGAATACTCTTCTTTAGCGTACATCTTGTCGTCCTTGTCGTCTTTCTTTTTCTCTTCCTCTTCGTCCTCTTTCTTGGACATTTTTTCTTCTTCGTTCATGTCCTTCTTGTCTTTCTTGGAATCAAGGTGTTCTTTCAAACCTTTAGGCATTTCTCCTTTTTCCATTGCATCAAGACGGGCATCTAGTTTGTTCATCATTTCCATTAAACTTTGTTCTTCTGTCATAGTTATATCCTCCTTCAGAATACGAAATTGTGCTTCAGGGTTAATACCTTTTTCACAAATCGTGATTTCATGGAGTTCCATTTTACTTATCTCTTGGTATTCACCATGAGAATTGTCTGCTTTTCGGACTCGCTTGAATGCTTGTCCTCCGATTGAGAAGCCTTGCAAATTACCTTTTCTTATTTCGGCTGCTACTTCTCGTGCTTTTTCTATATCATTACGTAGTTTTACGACAACAAACATTCCTGTGTCATCCACTTCAGATTTCCACATTCTTCCGTTTTTGTCAACGTATGAGTCAATAACTTCTCCAACTTGTATGTTAGAGTGTGCAAGTTGAACATTTCGGTATTTGTCACTTTTCATAAAGTTTCCAAAAGCATCATTGAGTGCCCCTCTTGTAATTAGGTCACCTTGCTTGTCAACGAGTTCAACTGATGCGTAACCAGCGACAACCAAATCATTCCCACTCTTTAGAATGGAAATGCCTGATGACGGTCTTCGCATGGTCAGCATTGAAAGGAATGATTCTTTGTTTTTTTATTTATAGTTATCTATTTTTGAGATATACTAACTTCATCCTTATTTTTGTCAAAAGCGATGGACTCACCTGCATCTGTACGTAAATCGATATGTTTTACAGATTCTTCTTCATCTTCTTCATCTTCTTCATCTTCTTCATCAAATCGTTTTTTTCCATCATAATCAGGTAAATTTGAATCTTCAGTTAATTTTGTTGGCCCTTGTGGTGATTCAACAGGTGTAGCCATGTCTATCCCAAGCCCTTTCGGACCTGTCCATGTCATTTTTTCTTTTGTTAACATATCAATGGCACGAGTAAAGACGTGTGCCGCTTTGATTGTAGTGGGTTTTAGAATTCTTTTTTCATCCTTTGCATCTAATACACCAGCAGATTGTTCCTCTTGCCTTTTACGACTAGGTGGCTTTTTTTCTTTTATCTCTAATTTTTTAATGTAACCTTGTAACATAAGTGAAGCAATAGGTTCCCAAAATGGTTGTAAACTTTCAGCAAGCGAAAGTGAGTAATTGGATTTTCGTAAATCGCCTATATCTGTTGTTACGTTTTGTAAATACCATTTATCTTCTATATATTCAACTTCATAATTTACCGTATCAATATCTTTAAGGATAATTTTTAATTTGTTATCTTCCATATCTACATCATGTGGTATGAGTATTGGAGAGAAAGATTTGGTAAGCAGGTCTAAAGATTCAGCGCTCGCTGCCCCTTCTCCCTCTCCTTCATCAACAATCTCTTGTATGTGAACATTGTATATGTCTCTCCCACCTCTTCTTTTCTTTCCTAAACCACTTATTTTCGCTCTTACTAAATCGCCCACTTTGAAAAGTTTTTGTTGATTTCTTGCAGTTCCAATATCCATGTAATCTTTGTTTTCTAAGGTTATTGCCCGATTACCCAATACTGATGCATTGTTAATAGGACCTGCGCCTAATTGGTATGTATATGGGCCAGTGCCTCTTCTATCAAGAACGATGAAATTGAAATCTTTTGTTTCACGAAGTAAAAGCCATTTTGGATGTCTTGTTTCCCCTTTCATGTAAGTTGACTTATTATCTCTCAACAGTATGACATCATGTTCCTTCTTTATTTCTTTTACCGAGTCTTCAAGCCCTTCTTCGTCAGTGATACGTGTATCATGTGGACCGGGCACTATGACATTTTCATAACTATCAAACTGCCCACGTAAAATTTTCATCCGTTCAAATAATAACATATCAGCGATATTATTATCATCGTAATTTATAATGTCAATCAGATTTATTTCTTCCTCTCCAAGTATAGCATCGACAGTATAATTTTTGTCACTTATTTTTTTAATATTTTCTTTAATTGACTTCTTAACTCCAACTTTTTTCTTGTTTTCATCATAAACAGTAATATTGTCATCATTTTTTACAATGATAATTCTTTTACCATCATACCATTTACTAACTACCCAAGAACCGCTAAAACCACGTAAGTTATCAATATCATTTAAATTAAATATTCTGTGCATTGGTCTAATAGGTGGTGCCCAATCTGCTTCATCAGATTTTATCAAAAGCACATCGGGGTCAATTAACGAATTGACATACTCACTGGCTTCACTCATTACTAAAGTAGTAAACTCGTCACTCGGTGATGAATAAGTTTCAGGATTAACATTTGATTGTGGTGTTTCAAGGCTTTGTGGTGGAGGTGCATTTTGTAAGACTTGAGAAACCGCCTCAGGGGAATGGGCGATATTCATCAATTCTTGAGGAATACTATGTGCCATCGTTGGTTTTGCATAACTACCCACATGTATGTTGTCCTCACTATCAAATTCAGCACCAAGAGAAGGCTCGGCTAAATGACCATTATGGATTTGCCCTGAATTAAACGTACTAAAGAGAGACACCATGGTAGGAGAAACTGCACCAATTGGTAAAGAAGTTATTCCAGCAGAACGAATAATTTCATCAGGTGCTTCAACAACATCTTCTTGCGCTTTTTCAGGGTCAATAAAAATTATATTATCCAAACCGTTTTTGGTTTTTCTTGAAACTTTCTTTACTCCTTTTCCAGCACCTAAGGCATTGTGTGGGTCAAATTGAGCAGCATTCAACATTTCTAAACCATGTTGCTGCATAGATGCTTTGTATCGTTGCGGACTCATGATATGTTGCACCATTTGGGGCATCCGATGAATATAATGTGAACTCCAATTACCACCAGTTGCATTTACTTTTGTTTGTAAGTTATCTATCGCTGAATAAATGTCATTGTTATGAGTATCTTGATGAAACATATCTTCATGAGATGCTTCATCAGGTGAAATATTCATTCTCTCTTCATTTCTTTGAAGTAAATTATTACTCATATTACCTATCTTAATCTCATCATCACCAAGAAGTAAATCTCTCACTGTTAATGCTTTGAAAGGAACTTGACGTAAATTGGATTGCTCAATTAAACTTCTTACATATTCTTTCATTTGTGGTGTTTTCTTTAAATTCATACCTTCTAAAACTTCATCAACAGACATGTTTCCATTAACTTCAAACCCGGTGTTATTAACAGTATTTGCAATGTTTTTATGTTCTTGATGTTGTTTTGGTTTATCACTTGTTCTCATTGATATACCATACGTTTTTGCTGACAAACCATGTTTTGATGTGGTGTGTAAATATCTTTCAGCATCACTAAAAGCACGTTGAGTATTCCATATGAATTGTTGTGGGTCATCGACTGAAAAAGCATTTTCATCGTGTTCTAAATACTTAGGTATGATGAAATCACGTGCTACTTCTGCAACAAGTTTTCTATGGTCCTTTAATAGGTCTAATGTTTGCTGCGCTGCTATTTTCCAATGATTACTTGGTTTACCTGATACACTTTGTTTTGCTTTATTTTCAAGTTGAGTAAGTTGATTTTGTTTATCTGTTAATTCTTCTCTTATTGAAAGCATACCTTCGGGCGATAAACCCTCTTCTGTGAGTCTTTCATTTAATTGTTCAACAGACTCTCTAAGTTTATTTTCTTCTTCTCTCGCTGGCAACATCCCACCTAAACTTAACAAATGGTTCATTGCAAGTGTATCACTGGTTGTGATTTTTGTGGTTGCTTTTTGATTTTTGGATTTACTCTCCTCAACTCTTTTTTCATGCAAGTTGTCTTTAAAATTTTGAAAC